GTTTGCACTCAAGCGATTGATTGCTAGACAGTTAGACCCACTAGGAGTCGGATTTCCTGGCTTCTCGTATCCTTGCTCATCAGTCGTAGCATATGGCTCGATGAATGTATGGGCAGGTTAGTAAACTTATTAAATTATTATGGCAACACGATCAAACATGTTTGTATCTGGCGGAGTAGATACAAGACCAAAGAAAACTAGACAAGGTAAAAGTCAAAATACTAAATTGTCTGCTACCTCAAGAAATAAGCCTCGTAAAAAGTATCGTGGACAAGGCTAAATAATAAAGTAACCTATATTATGGCAAAATTCATTATTAATGCATAGTGTCATACAGAATTCGATCAGATAAAAACATAAGTCGTGGTTTTAGAGATTTTGCAATGTCTTTCAAAGCAAATCCTAATAGCCGCGACTTTGGTGCTGTCAAAAATGAGAATGCAATCAAGCAGGCAGTCCTAAATCTGATTAAAACCGATATTGGTGAGAAACCCTTTCAGTATGATGTCGGATCTAGAGTAACTGGACTACTATTTGAGCCTTATGATGTTTTTACAGGTGAGGCAATCAAAGATGAAATACAAAGCACTCTAGACAGATACGAAAAACGTATCAGAGTGACATCTGTTAATGTGCAAGACGGTTTTGACACTAACTCATTAGAAGTTAGAGTTGAATATACAATCGTAGGAGAAAGAATCCTTAAAGAGATCGACTTTATACTAGAGAGGACGTAATGGCTGCAGTACCATCAGAATTAACCTCCTTAGATTTCTTTGAAATCAAGGAATCGATAAGATCATACCTCAGGACTCGATCAGAGTTTACTGATTATGACTTTGAGGGATCTGCTGCGTCTTACCTCCTAGACATTCTTGCTTATAACACATACTATACTGCATTTAATGCAAACATGTCTCTAAATGAGGCATTCTTAGAAACATCTACTGTCAGAGACAATATTGTTAAGGTTGCTAAACAACTTAACTACACTCCTCGTAGTGTAAAGTCTCCAAAAGCGTTTGTGACGGTAACTGTGCAGACTTTAATCGGTGCAAACGGTCTAACCTACCCTGAGCAGGTTACAATTAACAAGGGTGACTCGTTTAGTGCTGAAAATAACTTTGATGACTATATTTTTACAATTCTAACTCAAGTCCAAGCACCTGTTGACCAATCTACAGGTAAAGCGACGTTTAGATGTCTTGCAACATATCAAGGTAACCTTCTTACTTACTCATTTGTTGTTAATAACACGAAAAGACAAGAATACATCATCCCTAGTGAAGATGTAGACACTGAAAGGATGATTGTTTACATATCTCCTTCTGTGCAGTCATCAGAAATTGATATTTACAATAGAGCAACCTCATCTGTTAACTTAGACAGTAATTCTCGTATTTACTTCCTTGAAGAAGTTGATGATTTACGTTATAAGGTAATTTTTGGTGATGGAGTGTTAGGAAGACAATTAGTTGACGGTGAATTTGTAAAAATTGACTATGTAAGGACAGTTGGTAAAGAAGCAAACGGTGCAAGAGACTTTACTTTCATTGGGACAGCAAATGACAGCGAAGGACGCATAATTAGCAACAATGCTATTAGTGTTGTTACCGAAAACCAAGCAGCAGACGGTGAAGACAGAGAATCACCTGTATCAATCAAGTATAATGCTCCTAGATTGTATACAACACAAAACAGAGCAGTAACAGAGAGAGATTTTGAGAATCTAGTAAGACAACTCTATCCACAATCACGATCAGTGGTTGCATATGGTGGTGAGAAGTTAAATCCTCCTGTTTATGGAAAAGTTTACGTTGCAGTTAGACCTAAGACTGGATCTAAGTTGAATGAGACTACAAAAGTCAGAATTAAGAATCAATTAAAAGATTATTCGATCGGTGCTATCGATCCAATCATCATTGATCCTACAACTCTCTATGTTATTCCTAAATCTTACGTTTACTATAATGGTAATGACACTAATCTTAGTTCTAATGACCTAAGGACTAAAGTATTAAAAAATATCGACGATTACAATGCACAAAATGCTGCAAATAGATTCAACAACAGATTTGAAGGATCTAAGTATGCAGGAGTAGTCGATAACTCTGATCCTGCTATCTCAGGTAGCACAACTCAGATTACTCTAGGTCAGAATCTTGATACATTCCAGTTTGGTCAAGTATTCAACCAATGTCTAGATTTCAACAACCCTTTATTCCGTCCAGGCGACTATTCTGGCACTAGTGATGATAATGGCACTGGCAATGGAAACGGCACCTCAGGGGACGGCACAGATGGGTCTGACGGCACATGTAAACCAACCTTCTCTGTAGTTAAATCAGGCACATTCTATGCAACTGGATATACTGAAAGTCTTCTTAATAATGCCAATCTAACTAGTGGTGTTGTCCAAGTAGATACTGCAGTTTTTGACTCTACTACTTCACAAACTCTTGTCCCTGTAAATTTAAGAGATGACGGTAAAGGTAACATGATGTTAGTTACTGTTAAAGATGAGGCAGAAGTAATCTTAAATAATAATGTCGGGTCAGTCAATTACAATACTGGTGAAGTATGTGTAGGACCTCTAAACGTTGCACTAACACCTGACGATACAAACAGAATTCCAGTGGTTGTCTACCCTAGCGGTGGATCACTTGAGCCTCCTGCAGGCACAGACCCAATTATCTTCAACCCAGACGTAAATCCAATAGATTATACGATCAATGACTTATCAGTCCCTATCTTCGATCCTAATAATTTCAGTGGATTTAACTTTGGTGGTGGAGAGCTAAATATACTTGATTACCCCACGGATACATTCACTTATCCCGATATAGAAGACTGCTTCTAAGTTATGTCTAGAGTACAGGTTTCTGACAGAGTTGAGCAACAGTTACCTGATTTTATTAAATCAGAAGACCGTGCCTTTGTCCAACTACTACAAGAATACTACAAATCACAGGAGAAAGTAGGTAGACCCTACGACATCCTTAATAATGTACTCGATTATCTTGACTTAGACACTTATCAGTCAAATGTCTTAACATCCGAGACAAGTGTGCTTCAAGCAATAGGTTTGAATGACACAGAGATTGTTGTCGAAGATATTGATGGATATCAGGAAAGAAATGGTAGTATTAAGATTGATAATGAGATCTTATACTATGAATCGGTAACCAGAGGTCCTGATGCTATCATGACACCTGGTATTGCACCACATGAATTTAAGAAGAAAGAGCAAGCACTAGAAAATCCATATTACGAGTTTGATGGCGTCCAAACTACATTTCCATTAAAGTATCAAGGTAACCCAGTTAGTCCTGCGTCTGTAGATCACCTAATAGTTACTGTCTATAATGTAACTCTTAGACCTACAGTAGATTACACTGTTAGTGGCACCAATATCATCTTCACAGTGCCCCCTAGAGCACCTCTAGGAGGCGATGACCAAGGTTTTACTAAGATTGTCTACCTTATAGGTTTTGCTGATAAAACCATTGTTACAATGGATCCTGTCCCATTCTCAGAATGGCAAGGCACAAAATATTATCCTCTAAGAGTAAATGGATCTGCATATACTCCAATTTCTGATGTTTCTCTAATTGTTAACCGCTCAGGACAATTACAGAAACCTTTTGAGCAATTTAATGTTTATCAAGATACTCTTGTTACTAAGTTTGCTCTTGGTAGTCAAGATACTCTTCATGTTAGAGCGATTGAATTTGTTCCTGCATCCTTTGGTAGTGGTGCAACAGCTGTATGTAATGTTATAGACAATCAGATTGATAATATCTTAGTTAAAGAGGGTGGTAAGGGATATAGACTTGATTTTGCTCCTAGAGTAAATGTCCAAACTGCTACTACTGGTGAATATGCTACTGCACACAGTTTAGTTGCAGGTATTAAAGATATTCAGTTAATTTCTGGTGGTCAAGGTTATACATCTTACAATCCTCCTATTCCTTTAGTTACTGCACCTAGTAATCCTAATGGCAGACTTGCAAGAGTATCATTAACAGTCAATGATACTACTGGAATGGTTGATAGTGTTACTATTACTGATTCTGGATCTGGTTATGACTTTGTGCCAGTTATTACCTTCAATAATCCTGGCGGTGCAACTATTAGCGATGCAACTATTGACTCAGAAGGTAGACTTAACGTAGATAGCATTGCAGTTACTTCACCAGGTCTTAATTATGCTAACCCTCCTACAATATACATCGATCCTGCTCCTGATGGTGGTATCAACGCTATTGCAGAGTGCTCTCTAACTGCAGAAGGTGGTTTAAGTCTAGTTACTATCATTAATAGAGGAAGAGGGTATACAAGTCCTCCTAGATGCCGTGTAATCGATCCTGTTGGTGCTCAAGTCTTAGATGTGACTGTATCTAGTGGTGCTGTTACAGATATTGAGTTATTGACTGGTGGTAGAGGTTATACTGACGCTCCATCTGTCTATATTGTTGACGATCGCAAAGATGCATACGGTGATCCTATTGGAGGCACAGGTGCAACTGCTGCAGCGACTATATTCAACGGTGAGTTAACAGATATCAACATTACCAACTTTGGTACTGGATATAGTGAAACAAATCCTCCTACAATTTACATTGCTGAGCCTCAAGCAGCAAAAGCATCTGTAAATGTTGGATATGACGAAGTTACTGGATTTGTAATTGAAGAGCGTGGTAGAAACTATGTGCCTAGTGCATTTAATGGTATTGTCCGTGGTGTTTCTAACGTTGTTGACTTTGACGAGTTTGGAAATCAAATATTTGCAAAAGAAAGTCAAATTGCTACTAGCACACACCCTATAGGGTCAGTAGTCCACAACCTTGACTCTATTTTCATCTATCAGTTATTTGAGAAGTTTAGAAAGCAATATTTACCGACTATAAATCTAGATCCAAGTAAAGTTAACCCTGTTAACGTAATTAAGAATATCAGGGACTTCTATCTTGCTAAAGGTACTGCATTAGGTGCAAAATACCTTTTCAAGATTCTTTTTGGTGAAGAGATTGAGGTTTCATATCCTAAAGAGCAGATTATCTCTCCATCTGCTGCTACATGGACTGTAGACACTATTTTAAGGACTCAGGTTGTATCTGGTGACGCTGCTAACCTAATTGACTCAGAAGTTATCCAATATGCAGATGATGTTGACCAAAATGTCAAAAATGCATCAGCATTAGTTGAAAATGCGATTTCTATCATCAAAGGTGAAGATACAATTTATGAATTGGTAATATCTGAAGAAACACTTACTGGCACATTTAAAATACCTTACATTACTAGTCTAGTTGAGCCATTAAGCACTACAGGGCAAATTGTAACCGTTGACTCGACTATTGGATGGCCAGAAAGAAACGGCACCTTCTTTATTGGTGATAATGAAGAAGTATTGTATAAAGAGAAGTCACTTAACCAATTTATCGAATGTACTCGATCAAATAACGGTATTGTCGAAGATTGGGATCCTGGCACGACTATTACTTCCAATATTTTCATTTACGCTAATAGAGGCACTTCTACTGAAGTTAAAATGCGTGTTTTGGGTATTGCCGAAGCAGGAAGCACAGTATTAGACGATACAGGGTCATATTACTTACCTGGCGATAAATTAAAGGTTGCATCACTCGGATCAGACTCTGTTGGTGAAGAAAGACTAGAATCTTGGTTTTACAACGTTAAAAAACTTGTTAGGGTCTCTACAATCGATCCTGGCGGTGCATCACAAGTTGCAACCGTAACAACCGAAGAACCTCATGGATTATTGGTAGAAGACACCGTTACAGTGTATGGTGCTAACCCAGTTGTCTTTAATGGCACATTCCAAGTTTCTTCTCGTATTGACGACTTTAATTTTTCATATAGAGTTGCAACAGCAACTGATATCGTCCCTGTTGGTAATATCTTACTTTCAGTCGATCTTAACAGAGGTAAGTCTACTGAAACTCCAATTAACAACGTTGTTACTGAATTTACGACTAATATTCAGAATTCCTTCTTTAATGCCGATTACGTTTACGTTGCAGCGTCTGGTCTTCCAAACTACAAGATAGGACCTTTTATTGGGTCTGCATTGATACCTGGCAACCAAAGAAAACTTATTAGAGTCCCTAGGACTGTAAATACCGTTTCTGAGAGACAACAGATTGCTGCTAACAGTGCAATAGGTGCTTGGGTTAATGGTGTAAGTATATGGTGCTATAAGTCAGAAGAGTCAATCCTTTTCGGTCCTTTAACTGGTATTGTTGTTGCTAACTCAGGTCTTAACTATGATGCAGGATCTCCCCCAGAAGTCCTTATTGAAGGTGGTGGAGGAAGTGGTGCAACTGCTACTGTTACAGTTAATGGTAGTGTTGACTCATTTGAGGTAACTGCAGGAGGACAGGATTATACATCTTCTCCATTGATCTCTATCGTTGGTGGTGGTGGATCAGGTGCATCTGCAACCGCAGTTGTTACTAATGGTGTTATAACAAGAATCTTAGTAAGCAATCCTGGCAGTGGCTTCACATCACAACCATCTATTACTATTACTGGGGGTGGCGGTAGTGGTGCTGCAGCCACTGCTAATATCAGAGGTCCTATCTCTGCTGTTACATTAACAGGTGGTGGATCAGGATACACATCTCTCCCCACTGTATCTGTTACATCTGGTGAAGGTGCATTAGCACAACCAATCGTATTGAATGGTAGAATCGTATCTATCGCTATTATTAACTCTGGTCGTCGTTATACAACAGCACCAAGAGTTGTAATCAATGGTGATGGATTTGGTGCTGTTGCAAAAGCAACCATCGCAACAACTGGGGAAGACAAGGGTAAAGTAATTGGTATCTCCATATCCAACAGAGGTATTAACTATATCCAAGGTACAACTACTGTAAGATTAGACGCTGTTGGTGAATTGGCAACATTCACTGCACAGGTATTTGAGTGGAATAAAAACTTTGAATATGAGCTTTCTAACAAGTATGATATAGCAAGAGGATATGTATTTACTGGACTTAATAACCAGTATGGTGGAGAATATGCTCACCTTTCAGATCCAAAAGAATTACGTTATGTTGTTGGAGACAACGTATTCTTAGATCAGGAAACAGGTAAATTCCAAGAAATTGAAACTAACTTCCAACACTCTCCAATCTTAGGATGGGCATATGATGGTAACCCAATCTACGGTCCTTATGGATATGCAAACCCAACCGATCAAAACAGTGGTGTAAGAAGACTTCGCACATCATATCAACTTAAACCTGAGATAGTATTATCAGATGCAAACCCAAGTCCTGCTAGAGTTGACGGTCCTCTACTAGCAACTTATCCTGCAGGGTCATTTGTACCTGACTATGAGTATGTTTTCCAACAAGGTGACCTAGATCAATATAACGGTCGTTTCTGTAAAACACCTGAGTATCCTGATGGCACATATGCATACTT